AAAAGAAGGTAGTTTGGCACATGAAATAGCAGAATTGAAGGTAAGAAAATTAATAGATCCTGGATTAACTTCTAGGAAATTTACAGCTGCAATGAAGAAGCTAAAAGAAAAAGAGTTATATCAAGAAGAAATGCAAGGATACACAGATGAGTATGTGGAGTTTATCCAGGAACAGATGTACAGTTACTCAACTAGCCCACATATAGCAGTAGAACAGAAAGTAGATTTTTCAGAATATGTTCCTGACGGCTTTGGTACTGCTGACTGTATTCTAATCTCTAATGATACCTTACATGTTATAGATTTTAAGTATGGGAAAGGAGTTCCTGTAAGTGTAGAAAATAACAAACAGTTACTTCTGTATGCATTAGGTGCATATCTTGCTTATGAAATGATATTCCCAATAGCTCATATAAAAACGTCTATTGTGCAACCTCGCTTGGCTAATATAGACACTTGGGAATGTAGCTTGGATTATTTATTAGAGTTTGCAAAGATAGCCCAAGAAAAAGCTACTATGGCTTTAAAAGGTGAAGGAGATTTTAACTGTGGAGAACATTGCAAGTTTTGTAAAGCAAAAGCTATTTGTAAAGAAAGAGCCAATGTAAACCTTGAACTTGCTAAGTATGAATTTAAAGCAGCAGACCAATTAACCTTAGAAGAAATAGGAGAGATATTAGAAAAAGCAAAAGATTTAGCTAAATGGGCTGAGGACTTGAAAGAATATGCTTTATCTGAAAGTTTAAAAGGTAATGAAGTACCTGGTTGGAAGGCAGTTAATGGTAGAGGTAGTAGAAGTTTTAAAAATACTGATGAGGCTATAAAGGTACTGGTTGATAATGGAATAGCTGAAGAACTTTTATATGAAAGAAAGTACTTAACTTTAGCACAAATAGAAAAGGTAATAGGTAAAAAAGATTTTAACAATTTAGTTGGAGATTTAATAGTTATGAATGTAGGTAAGCCAACTCTTGTAGAGGCGTCTGATAAAAGAGAAGCTATAACAAACAAGATAAAGGCAGAAGATGAATTTAGTGTAGTAGATGATATTAATAATTTATAAAGGAGAAGTGATTTTAATGGCTAATGAAACAAGAGTAATGACAGGGAAAGTAAGATTAAGTTATGTGCATTTATTTAAGCCTTATGCAGCAGAAAAAGGGCAAGAAGAAAAGTACAGTTGTACAATTCTAGTTCCAAAAACAGATGTTCAAACTAAAATGAAACTGGATGCTGCTATAAATGCTGCTATAGAAAAAGGTATTAGTACTGTATGGAATGGAGTAAAACCTCCAAAACCAACTATCCCAATATATGATGGAGATGGTGTAAGACCATCAGATGGTCAAGAGTTTGGACCCGAATGTAAAGGTCATTGGGTATTTACAGCAAGTGCAAAAATAGACTATCAACCAGGAATAGTAGACTCGAAGCTACAACCAATTCTTAATCAATCTGAAGTTTATTCAGGAATTTATGCGAGAGTATCAGTGAACTTTTTCCCTTATGCAGTAAGTGGTAAAAAAGGAATAGGTTGTGGACTTGGTAATGTACAAAAGTTAATGGATGGAGAGCCTCTATCAGCTGTAGGAATTAAGGCAGAAAATGAATTTGATGAGGTTGATATAGATCCAGTTACTGGAGAACCAATCCTATAAAAACTTATAAGGAAGGCAGTTTTAATACTGCCTTTCAATTTCAAAAAAGGAGCGATTATGAGAACTTTAAATATAGATATAGAAACATTTAGCTCTGTAGACATAGGTAAGTCGGGTGCATATAAATATGCAATGAGTGATGATTTTCAGATACTTCTATTCGCTTATTCTATTGATGGTCAAGATGTAAAAATAGTAGACCTTGCTCAAGGTGAAGCAATTCCTGAAGAAGTGTTAGACCTTTTAAAAGATGAGTATTGTATTAAGTATGCATACAATGCTGTCTTTGAATGGTGGTGTCTGAACATGGCTGGAATAGAAACTCCGCTAGAACAATGGCATTGTACTATGGTACATGGTCTTTATTGTGGGTATACTGCAGGTCTTGCTGCAATAGGTAATGCAATGGGTTTACCACAAGATAAGAAAAAATTAACTACTGGTAGTGCTTTAATAAGATACTTCTGCATACCTTGTAATCCTACTAAGAGCAATGGGAATAGGACTAGAAACTTGCCTCAACATGCTCCAGAAAAATGGGAATTGTTTAAAGAATACTGTATACAAGATGTAGTTACTGAAATGGAAATAGGTAGAAGATTAAGTGCTTTTCCTGTCCCTGACAGGGAATGGAAACTTTGGGTATTGGATACTTTTATGAATGCATACGGAGTAAAAGTTGATAGTGAGTTAGTAAATGGTGCTTTATATATAGATGCATTATCAAGGGCTAATTTACTAGAAGAAGCAAAAGATATAACTAAATTAGATAATCCTAATTCTACTAGTCAGCTACTTAGCTGGTTAGAAGAAGCTGGAGAAGAAGTTGAGAATTTACAAAAAGCTACAGTTGAAAAAATGGTAAATACTTTAGAAGATGGACAGGCAAAAAGAGTTTTGGAGATAAGGCAAGAGCTTTCTAAAACATCTGTTAAGAAGTATAAAGCTATGGATGAAGCAATGTGCAAAGATGGAAGAGTGAGAGGTCTTTTACAATTCTATGGAGCCAACAGGACTGGCAGATATGCAGGAAGATTAGTTCAAGTACAGAACTTACCTCGTAACTACATAGAAACTTTAGATGTAGCTAGAGATGTTATAAAAAAAGGTGATGGAGAACTTTTAGAAATGCTCTATGGAAACATACCTGACACTCTATCCCAACTTATCAGAACTGCATTTATCCCTTCTGAAGGTAATCACTTTGTTGTATCTGATTTCTCAGCAATAGAGGCAAGAGTTATAGCATGGCTTGCTGGAGAAGAGTGGAGAATGGAAGTATTCAAAACTCATGGAAAAATTTATGAAGCCTCAGCCTCTCAAATGTTTGGAGTGCCAATAAGCACAATAGCAAAAGGTGAAGAAAATTATCATCTTAGAGCCAAAGGTAAAGTTGCAGAGCTAGCCCTAGGTTACCAAGGTAGTGTTGGAGCTTTAACTGCTATGGGTGCAGCAGATATGGGCTTAACCGATGAAGAAATGAAAGACATTGTTGATAGATGGAGAAAATCATCTAAAAGAATTGTGGAGCTATGGTATGCATTAGAGAATGCAGCAGATGAAGTTTTAGAAACTGGAGAACCTCAAATGGTTAAGTGTGTAAAGTTAGCAAGAGAGTATGACTTTATTTATGGCCAAGACTTTTTCACAATAGAATTGCCAAGTGGTAGAAAACTTTTCTATCCAAAACCTTTTTTAAAAGAAAACCAATTTGGACAAATGCAGATGCATTATATGGGGATTAACCAAACTACTAAGAAGTGGGAAGTTATCCAAACTTATGGCGGTAAATTAACGGAAAATATTGTGCAGGCCATAGCGAGAGATTGCTTAACTGAAACACTTTTAAGAATAAAAGCAAAAGGGTGGCCAATAGTATTCCATGTTCATGACGAGGTAATACTTGATGTTCCAACAACAGTTAAATTAGAAGAAGTTATACAAACTATGACTGAGGAAATAAGTTGGGCTAAAGGATTAATATTAAATGCTGCTGGATTTACTGGTAGTTATTATATGAAAGATTAGGAGGATAAAATGTATTATACAGATGAAAGAAAAGAATTCAAAAAATATCTAAAAATAGGAATATTTGGAGGAGTAGCTGGTTTGTTGCTTGTACTAGCTCTAATTAATTGTTATACAGTTGATACTGGAGAGGTTGCTATAATATCAACATTTGGGAAAATAACAAGAGTTGAAACTGAGGGTTTGCACTTAAAAATTCCTTTTGTTCAAGGAAAAACATTTATGGAGACAAGAGAGAAAACATACATTTTTGGAAAAACAGAAGAAATGGACACAACTATGGAAGTTTCAACAAAGGATATGCAAAGTATAAAATTAGAGTTTACAGTCCAAGCTTCTATCACAGACCCAGAGAATTTATATAGAACTTTTAACAATAAACATGAACAAAGGTTTATTAGACCAAGAGTTAAGGAAATAATTCAAGCTACAATAGCAAAATATACTATTGAAGAGTTTGTAAGTAAAAGAGCAGAAATTTCAAGATTAATATTTGAAGATTTAAAAGATGATTTCGCTCAATATGGTCTATCTGTAAGTAATGTATCTATTGTTAATCATGATTTCAGTGATGAATATGAAAAAGCGATAGAAAGTAAGAAAGTAGCAGAACAAGCCGTAGAAAAGGCTAGAGCAGAACAAGAAAAACTTAAAGTTGAAGCAGAAAACAAAGTAAGATTAGCAGAATATGCTTTACAAGAAAAAGAATTACAAGCAAAGGCTAATTCTGTTGAAAGTAATTCATTGACTCCTCAACTTTTAAGAAAAATGGCTATTGAAAAATGGGATGGTAAATTACCTCAAGTTCAGGGTAATAATGGAAACACATTAATTAATTTAGATTAGGAGGAAATTATGCATATAGGTAGAAAAATTAAAAAATATAGAGATGAAAATAACTTATCTCAAAAAGAATTTGCAGAAAAAATAGGAGTTACTCAAGGTTTTCTGTCTTATGTAGAAAATGGAAGACTCAATATAGAAAGCCCAGCTCTTGAAAAGAAAATATTGATTGTTATTGGAGAAGAATCTGAAAATAAGACAGAAAAGCCAGTGAAAGAAGTACTTGTGAATGATAATGTTCACTCACCAAAGCATTACATGATTCCAGGTTGTAATTTTGAAAGTAGGCATTTAGCTGATGCTATAGTTGAAGGTATGCCTAATCCTTTATGTACCAGAATATGGAATGTAGTTAAGTACCTAGTTCGTGCTGAGAAAAAGAATGGCAAAGAAGATTATCAGAAAGCTATTGAATACCTAACTTGGACCCTAAAAGGAAATGAAATTTCTCAGCGTCTTAGTGGAAGTAGAATAAATTCAATCACTGATAAATTAAAAACTGATTGGACTACTATAATACTTGGGATATGTGAAGGAATACCATCTAATAAAGCTTTATTGTTAAATGAGGCTTTTAGGAATTTAATTACTTTAGATATTCAGGAAACAATTGACTGTGTAACTAAAATAATAGAACTTGGATAAAAGGAGATAATAGATGGAGAACTCAAGAAAATTAGTAATATCAGAAGCAAATAACAGATTATCCAAGCAATGGGTAACAACTGAAATTACCTGGTCTGAATTTGTAGAAAGATTAGGAAAACCAAAAGTAACAGCTGAAACATTAGATGAGTTCTTATCTTATTCTAAGTCTAAGCAGGATGATATTAAGGATGTCGGAGGCTTTGTTGGTGGTAAGCTAAAGGGTAATCTTAGAAGAAATGGAACTGTTGAAAGGAGAAGTTTAATAACTCTTGACTTAGACAACTTAGCTTATGAGGATGATACTAAGATTATAAAAACTCTTAATAGTTTAGAGTGTGCTTATGTTGTATATAGCACTCGTAAGCACCAAACTACTAAACCTAGAATAAGAGTTATATTTCCCTTAGCTGAAGATGTTTCTGCAGATGAGTATGAACCAATAGCAAGAAAGGTAGCAGAGTTCATAGGGTTACGATATTGTGACCCTACTACCTTTCAAGCGGTTAGGTTAATGTACTGGCCAAGCCATTCTATTGACAGTGATTATGTCTTTACTTATGCTGATAAACCTATGTTAGATGGTGCAGCCATACTTAATATGTATGTAGACTGGAAAGATGTAACAAGCTGGCCAGAAGTTCCAGATGCACAAAAGCTGCATCAAAATATGCTGAAGAAGCAAGAAAACCCCTTAGAGAAAGAGGGGATGGTAGGAGCATTTTGCAGAAGATTTAATATCTATCAGGCCATAGATGAATTTTTACCAGGAACATATGAGCCTTGTGATGTAGCTGATAGATTGACCTTTATAGGGGGAAGTACTACTGCTGGAGCTATTGTATATCAAGATGGACTTTTCTTATATTCTCACCACGCTACTGATCCTTGTAGCCAAAAATTAGTAAATGCTTTTGACTTAGTAAGATTGCATAAATTTGGACATTTGGATATACAAGCAGAAGTTAATACTCCTGTGGCCAAACTACCTTCTTGGCTTGCTATGAAAGAATGGGTAATGGCAAAGACAAATGTTAGAAAAGATTTATTAAAAGAAAGACAACAGAAAGCTATTGCAGAATTTTCAATAGTAAATGATAAGAATGAAGAAATTTTAGAAGGTGAAATAGTTGAAGATGATGACAACTGGAAAGATAATATCCAGTACAGTGCAGATGGTATGAAAGCTCTTAGCACTCTGTCCAACATAATTTTAATTTTAAGAAATGATAAAGAATTAAAGTTCAAAATTTTCAAAGATGTCTTTTCATCAAGAATATTAGTAAGAGATGGAGTACCTTGGGATAGAAAATTTGAAGCTGATGATAGACTATGGACAGATACTGATGACGCAGGTCTTAGATGGTATTTAGAAAGTAATTATGGTATCACTTCCACAAATAAAATCATAGATGGAGTTAATCTAATCGCAGAAGAAAATGCTGAAAATAAAGTAGCAACAAGACTCCAGTCTACACAATGGGATGGAGAAAAGCGATTAGAAACTTTATTTATAGACTACTTAGGTTGTGAAGATAATGTATATACTAGAGAAGTTTCTGAGAAATCTCTAGTTGCAGCAGTAAGAAGAGCTATATTCGGTGGAATTAAATGGGATAATATGCCTATTCTAATTGGGCCACAAGGAGTAGGTAAGAGTACCTTTTTAAAAATTTTAGGTATGGATTGGTACAATGATAGTTTAGTAAATGTAGAAGGTAAAGATGCTTGTGAGATAATCCAAGGTAGCTGGATTCTTGAAATGGGTGAACTTAGTTCATTAAGAAAATCAGAGTTGAACCTGGTAAAAAACTTTTTAAGTAGAACAGATGATATCTTTCGGGCTTCTTATGGACGTAGAGCCCAAAAATATCCAAGAAG